CAAAATAACAACACGCTTATGACACAACAAGAAATCACAGATTGGTTACTAGAACACAGACTCTTGTTTCCACCAACTAACAAGAAACCAGATCAAAAAGAGGCTGAGATGATATTCAAAATAGCCAACATATTAGATGATACTCAAACACATCGAATGACGTCATGTGGTCGTTGCTACTATAATGCACGTAAAGTTATTGAAAAGAAATATGCAATATTTTAAGCAAAGTATATCTTATTAAAACATACCCATAAATTATGAGTGAAAAGAAAACAACGGGATGGAGAGGTCCTGAACCAAACAGAAACGGCAGACCAAAAGGGTCACGTAACAAGACAACAAATAGGATTCGTGAGGCATACCAAAACCTGGTTGAAATGAATCTAGATAACATGAGTCTTTGGATCGCTCAGATGGCAGCTGAGAATCCTGAGAAGGCTATGGATACGATGATTAAATTATCAGAGTATATTATTCCTAAATTGGCTCGTCAAGAACTAACTGGCCAAGATGGTGAAGACCTATTTAAAAGTGTGAAGTTTGAATTTGGCCCATCAGTAAATGACGAAGAAGAACGTATTGAAGAATGAGTCAAAAGACCTTCATAGGGTTTACACCTCACCCAAAACAGAGGGAAATCATCCAATCGATCCTTGGATCTGGGGCGAAGTACCATATTGCGAATATTGGAAGGCAGTTCGGCAAGTCTCTAATGGGCGAGAATCTACTCCTCTATTGGGCAATAAACAAGGGACCATGCAAGATAATGTGGGTCAGTCCAGTCTATGCACAAGCCAACAAGGTACACAAGGAACTCTATGCAGCGATTGCGAAGAGTGGAATAGTTGCCTCAAACAACTTTTCATCTAGTGAGATCACCTTCAAGAATGGTAGTACTGTAATCTTTAGAAGTGCTGAAAGGTATGACAATATTCGTGGTGAAACCCTAGATTATGCCATACTTGATGAGGCAGCCTTTATGAAAGACGATGCATGGAGAGAGGCTATTAAACCTACTCTCCTAGTTCGTGGTAAGAAAGCACTCTTTATCTCGACACCAAAGGGTAAATCGTGGTTTTATGACCTCTATCAGTTAGGAATTAGTTCAGACCATCCAAATTATCAGAGTTATACAGGTACCTCATATGATACTCCCTATATTTCACAACAAGAAATAGATGAAGCCAAATCAGTTCTACCAGAAAAGGTATTCAAACAGGAGTACCTTGCTGAATTTATCGATGGAGGTGGAGAAGTCTTTAGTAATATTAGAGACAGAACCTATGTAGGTGACTGGCAGCCTCCAACTGGTAAGGTATACTGTGGAATCGATCTTGGAAAACAGGAAGACTTCACGGTAGCAACCTTCATGGATGCCAAAGGAACTGTGATTGATATTTATAGGGCAAATCAAATAGAGTGGTCCACGATGGTCCGAGAGATCTTAGAGAGGATCCGTAAATGGAATGCTACAGTGATGATAGAAGTCAACTCTATCGGTGACGTAATCTACGAGCAAATAAAAAAGGAATGGGCAGATACCCATCCCTTTGTAACAAGTTCCAAATCAAAACAAGAAATTATTGAAGGTCTAATCCTAGACTTTAATGAATTTAATATTATATTGCCAAGTCTAGAATTGTTTCCAACACTAAGTCACGAATTGGAAATCTTCACTTACGACTATAACCCAAAGACTCGCAATATCTCATATGGTCATCCACCCGGCATGCACGATGATAGTGTGATTTCTTTGGCTATATGCAACTACTGCCGAAAAACTAAGAAGAGTCTCGGCAGTTACAGTTACTCAAGTCGTAGACTATAGATTATTTTTGAGGATCATAAATCATCTTAGCAGAAGAAGGCATCGTTTCGAAACCAAAGTCACTATAGAAGTTACGAAGTCTTTTAGTACGTTTTTGAATGTGCTTGTAAAAACTTTCAGCACCTAATATCATATGCATATTATCGCTTTCGTCAGGAATTGCTGTGGGTACTGTTGCACTAGTCCAATTATAATCATCACAGATATTTAAAAAGGTATCGATGATTTTAGTACCTAAGCCTTGACCTTTATTAACAACTGCAATTTGGTCTAAGACAATACGACCTTTTTCGTCTTCGAATATAATCAACTCAAAATCATCGTTAAAAATCTTATACTTAGTAAATAGTCCACTAACATCTTCGAACCAATCCTTTCCGATTGACGTAAAGGTATCGTTAAAATAACCTAAATCTTGTTTGACAACGATATTTACCCCGATTCCATAAGTTTTGTGTAGCATTATGCGCAGCATTCTGGCTACTTTATCTGCCTTTGTGTCCATTTCGGTGTATTCTATCCATGGATTGTTAACTAATGCACCACGCATTTCTCGCATTTGCATACGATTAGCGTGACGACTAAAGCTTTTAAGGGCTTGTTTTTCTAATTTTGATGTACTCATAATTACTTGTTTTTGGGTTTAATACCTAAGATTGTCTTGATAAATTCTCTACGTGTCATAATTGTGTTTGATTAATTATTACTATACAAATATAAAACAAATTCTTGACATAAAAAAATCTGGACACACTTTTTTTCAGGGATACATATTTCATATCCTAATCAAAGTATATCTTATAGTAGATGGAAGTTAAAATCACAATTGGTTCAGAAGAATACTATGTACCTGAGAAGATAACCGTTGAGCTTTTTGAAAAGGCAATGGTATGGGACATAGCAGATGAGAAGAACATCAAACCATTTGTTGCAACTATCCTACAATGTTCTTTACATGATATTGATAAACTTGAAGAGGAGGTCTATGGTTTTATCAGTGGAGTTTGTATTCATCGCATGTCCCTATGGGGAGAAGAGTTACACGAACAGATAGATGGTCACTCCCTTAAACCATTTGACCAACTCACATTTGGTGAATGGGTAGACATAGATACCATGATGTATCAGGACACCTCTGCTCACATCAAAGATATAGGTGCTATAATCTATGATGCTAAGGTAGAAGATGTCCTACAGTGGAACATAAAAGACCTGGGACCCTCTATTAAGGCACTTAGCGAATGGAGAGTCCAAGTATACAAAGAACACGATGAATTCTTTGAAATAGGAGATAACCCAAAAGAAAGCGGTGAATCTCAAAAGGTAAATGTAGCACTCATATGGTATGATGCGATTATGACACTTGCCAACGAAGAGTTTATTAATATAGAACGGGTAATAGGTCGACCTTATAAAGAGGCACTCAATTATCTGACATGGAAGAAGGCAAAGATTGCCAAAGAAAAAATGGAATTATTAAAAAGAAAGAATGACTTATCAAGACGTACTAAATGATCTGATAGAATTATTAGATAAACATAAGATGATTCAAACTGTAGGTTATGGTAATCTCAGTGACCTTGTGGATCCATTGAAACGTGATCCTAAAGTAAATCAAACTGGAGCTGATCGTAAACCTGAAAAGATTTATGGCATTGACTATCCATATGCTTTTATAAATCCAACTAATCATACATTGGCAAAGAATGCTTCTACTTATCGATTTAACCTAATCATGATGGAACAGTGCAGTGATGATATAGATGAGGTTATACAAGCACAATCAGAATGTCATCAATATATCAAAGATGTCTTAGCACATTTATATTACCACTATGGAGAGAAGTATGACTTTAATCTAAATAGTAGTGTTACACCATTCAAAGAAAAATATAACGATACAGTTAGTGGAATGACAGCATCAATCGAATTAGAGATTCGCGATGCATTAGACGACTGTATAACACCATTTAACTAATGGCACTAGATCCAGCACAAATAGCAAGACAAATCGAAGGCATCGGTACTGACCTACCACAAGATCTTGGTAGAGCTATCGAAGAGGCAACGAGTGTGGCACTACAGAGTATTAGAGATAATGCACCTGTAGATAGTGGTAGTCTTGCATCTAGTATTAGAGCAGAATGGGACGAGAGTACTCTAACACTTGGTATTAAAATGAATGATTATGGATATTTCCAAAACTATGGTGTTGCAGGTACTAAGAATCAAACAGTACAATTTGGAGTACCAGAAATAGTACAAGAATCCCTACCTCCAAGAAGTGGTGATACCTACAGTTTTAATCCAGAGAAAAAGATGACTGGTGGAGACTTACCATTTGGTGTTAGAGTATCGATTCACCAAAAGGGACTCAACGCAAAACAATTCTTAGATATAGAATCTTTTGTCAATCAAGTCGCAGAATTAGTAAATGAAAATTTAGAATTATAATATGCCCGCAACAATAACATTAACACAAGCTCCACAAGACTACAATTTAGTAGTAGGTTCAAATGTATGGACCTTGGATAGTATATCATCTGCTGAGGATGGTTATATTTTGGAGGTACAAACATATAATGAAGTCACAAGTACTTCGACAACTATTGCTACAATACAGCAGCCAGCTAATCCAGCAGGAGTTGCTCACTTTGATGTGTCAAAGATTTTGCAAGCACAAATGGCTAATTATGCATTTACTGAAGAAACATTAGAAGCTTCAGAAACTGCAGGTGCCCTATTAACCTATAGAGTTCGTTGGGGAAGTACTACTGATGATGTAATTACTATCAATGGTACAAGCAGTCTAAAGCATGTTTTAAATGGTTACACAAATTGGAGAAATCTAAATTGGCCAGAATGGAACAATTACTTTACTGAACCAACTTCAGTAACATGTGTTTGTGAGACTCCACCTTGTGCATTGAGTGCAACCTTTGCCGCTCGTCCTGATTACTTACACAATTATCCTAATGCTGCAATTCCTGTAAGAAGCAGTGAATATCACACTCTAAGTTTTCCAAATAGAATAGCAAACTGGAATAGTGGTGCACAATGGGGTAACAATGAGCAACCTTGGGCAGTTCGTATTAAATTCTTTGATGTTATAGGTAATATCATACAA